TTTGGGAAGAAAACACCCTGTCCAATTGTAGGGTGGTTATAAGTTACTTCGATAATATCACCGTGAACTGCCATTTTATTTCAATTTAAAAGGTTTTTAATCAATTTTTTACCCGAAATTAAATCCGGCCTCGGCCGTTGTAGACGCAATACGGGCAATTCCAGAACGTTTGTATCTGAAAAAGGTCTCCAGGCGATCCGGATTGCTTCCCGAAATATTTACGACGATAGAATCGGTCATAAAATCAGGCTCCGCAATCAAGGCGCGAGCGGCAAGATCGGCGGCGTAGTTGTTAAGTACGGCCTTCCATTGCTTCGGCTTGATAAACTTGGATGCGGTTACGGTCTGAGAATCCGGAACAATTACGTGGTCTACTACGTTGATTTGCTCGAGAAGAAAGTAACCAAACCGAACATTATAGTCGAGCATAAGGTTACGGCAATATCTGTATTGAGGTACGGCCTCCCCGGTAGGGTGATAAGTAGTCACAAAGTCCTGAATCTTGTAGCGATCCCCTACCAAAGTAACCGTAGAGCTACCGAGCTTAACGTAAGAATCTCTTACGTTATAGTCGTTCATGGTTACACTTAAAGGAAGTGCCACCGGAATATCTTTAAGGAATTTCCCGGCGATATCAAGGTGAGGTTTATCCTGGGCCGTTCTCGCAAACTCAAGGCAATAGCTTGCGGCAATTTCGGCGGCGAGAGCTTTAGTACCCGGAGCCGGGCAAAGAGCGATCGTAACCTCGTCTTTACGAGCATCCGTCCATTCGGTCATATCCTGCTCAGAGGTTCCGGTTAAAGCGATAAACGGCTTCATAACCGTAGCCGAATATCTTCCCGAAGGAGTAGACGGATCGGGAACGCCGTTGAACTCTTGTAGAGCATCGCAAATCGTCTCGGAAGTACCGTAAGTATTGACAACAATCGTATTCCACTCGTCGGCAAACAGGGCGAGAGCGTCAGCGATATCGGGAGTTCCGGCTCCGGTTTGGGTTCCGGTAACGGCGTAAGTAATCCCGGCGGCGTCGCCATTCGTATCAACCTCAATGATAAGCGAATCAGCCGTAAGGCCTTTCCACTTAGATTCTACGGTAACGACAGCAGAGGCTACCGTAGACTTCATAGGAGAGCCGAGAACGGAAAGAATAGCATTGTGCATCTTCAAAGCGATCTGAGTCGCCGTATTACCCTTGACAATATTTACGGCGTAATAATTTCCGTCTACGTTATCTCTCCCTCCAATTCGGACGTAGTGGGTATAATTTTTTGTCGCCGTACCTACAACCGTAACAGTATATTTAACCGAAGTAGCCCCAGGGGTAGCCGCTTCAAGTTGAGGGTAAACAACGGTAGGAATGCCTCCGATACCGTCCCCAGATACAGGCCTGAGAATCCGCATAACCATGTGGATCGGAGACCCGTAGCCGAAAATCTCTCCGGCTTGTTTTGCGGAAGTAATATTAACGGGAGAACCGTCAAAGTTCGATTGACTCAACGTATTTCCCTCGCCAATAATAGCAATTCTTTGAGGTAAATTCGGGGTAGTCTCCGAGAAATCAGCGCCAGTCAACTTATAACCGACTACTCTCGAAATTCTTTCACTTCCTACTGCATCGCTTGCCATTTTGTTACGTTTTAATTACTAAATACTTTAGGCAACAAAGGTATATTTTAAAGAAAACTTAAATTATTTTCCCCCCTATTTTTGGGTAAAAAGTTTGTAAAACAAAAAAGAGAGGAAACTATCGTAACCTCTCAATTCCGTTTTAGGCCGCAGCTTGAAGCTGGTTTCCAAACATTGGGACAACTTTTGTATCGTCGTTTATTTTACCCCTTACCCTATTTCTACCGAAAAGTACGCAGTCAAAGCCAATACGCCCCCAAGGAGTAAGGTCGGGTTTGAATAATACCTAACCGACCTAAAAACAACACTGTTTCGTGGAGGCGGAGGGGGTCGAACCCTCGTCCAAACGTAAAACGAATAAAACCTAACAGATAAAGAACTTTTGCAAAAATAATTGTTATTTTTATATAGGCAAGCGTTTTTAATATTTTTTTCTGCCGAGTACGAGATCGCAATAATCCCTCCAGGTTCCATTTTTGATTTTTACAGTTTCAAAAAGTTTATCCATATAGATATCCCTTACAACGCCGTTGTAAAGATGACAGTCGTATAAGTGGTTTTGATGGTTTGTACTTTTCTTCTTCCAGATAAATTTTTTGGTCTTGGCGTCTATAACCTTTTCCTCCGCCTCGAAGTGAGAAAAATAATTATTGAATTGATATTTACCTTCAGACGGCGACGGGAAATTAATAAATCCCATCGGCTGAACGTCGTTAAGATCGGCGTCCCACTTTAGGCCCATATCCCGGCTTAACACGTTTTTCGTATGGTTCGTTGCTACGAGGTAAAGCTTTGACTTCTCGGAAGACTTTTTATAGCTCTTTTTGTCCGCCGTCTCCTTTATAGCAAGATCGTAATCGTCCCCCTTGAGGGATACCATAATTTCATTTGCATTATCAACAAATTGGTAGGCGTAATTTGGCATTACCCCCGTATCGACTCCGGTTATAAAAATTTTCATACTGTCCTTATCCGAATCGCGGAGCCAAAATTGAGTAACTATTTCTTTGAAAACGGGCCATACACTATTTTTCGCTCCGTGCTTATAAGTCCATTTTTCCCGAGGGGTCTTACCCTTGTCCCTCGGAATAAATGTACCTATACTACCGTGAGTAACCGAATACTTAGCTCCGGACTCGGCCCAGGCGATAACCTCGTAATCGAGGCGAGCGTCATCCTCCGTTCCGTTCATATCCGACGCGCAGGTAAGCATAACAATCCGGCCGTTGCCGTCCGCCAAACTCAATTTCTCCGGAACTATACCGACCTCATAAGGGCGGATGTTTTTCTGGAGAGCTGAAGCGGAAGCACTTTTCCCGGTTGGCTTATACGGATATCCGAGACCGAGGTTCATAAACGTTTTGTAAACCTCCTCGTCTCGAGGAGCGTCCGGCGGGTTGGCGTCGATATAATCTTGAACGTATTTAGCCCACCCGTCCATATAGTGAGGGGCGTATAACGCCGAAATATGATAGCTATAAAAGCCAGGTTCCGAAGGTTTGGCCGTTGGAACCCATCTCCCCGCCCTCAAAAGGTCGGATTTATTTCGATCGTCAAAAAAACCGTGGCACTTTTGGCAAGTATAACCTACGGAATCAACGATTAATCGACCGTCTGAATCTACCTCCCAAGTAATACCACAAGGGGTTTTCTCGTCTTTCAAGGATACGATTTCCCACTCGAAGTAGATTTCACCGCTACAACAAGGGCATTTTATATGATATTTCCGTTGATCCCCCTTGAGGTAAGCCTTCATTATATTAGACGTCTCCTCAAGCTCCGGGGTAGAAATATAAAAAATTTTTTTAGTCTTGGCGTAAGCGACGAAACGTTGATCGATAAGCTTCAGCGTATCACCGGATTCCTTGGAACTACTTTTCATACCATCGAAGTCGTCAATAAAACCATACTTCATTGACAACTGCCGGAGCGTTTTATGATTGCTTACACCGAGCTTTAAAAATCCATCAGGAAAGTGCTTCTCCTTGTCGGTATCCCCTGACTTGTTGCTCTTTGCCCTCTTTGTACTATGCTTGATAAGGTTCCGGATACCGCATCCGTCGATCATAAGGTCGACGTTATTCATCGCTGGTTCCGTAAGCTCTTCGTGGCCGACAAGAAAGAGGATATTTCCAGGGCTTTGAGAAATAATCCAGCCAATACCCGGGATAATTACACCGCTCGAAAATCCAATCTGCGCCCCTTTCATTACCGCTATCTTACGCGCCGGATGATCTTCGGCGAGGCAGTCGACGATTTCCCTTGTATAGGGGGAGTTGTCGTAAGAAAATTGACCGGGTAGAGATGAGTCGATAGAAGATAAATATCTATTTTGCTCGTACCAATCGGAAGGCTTTATATTCGATATTTGTACGGAGGCCGCCTCCAAGAGTCGGTAAATTTCGCTCTCGTATAAAACCAAATCCTCCGGATCAACGTCGGAAAAAAAGTTAAACGTCTCCATCTTGATCGTCTTTTATTTTTATAGCGACTTCCTCGATAATTTTTTTAATATTTTTCTTGGCTTCGTCGATTGCGGATAAATGAAATTTGTTTATCGTTTCGACAAGCCTGCCCTTAAATTCTGATTGTATCTCGATCGGCAATTTAGCTTTATGAGACAACTCCATAAACAACTGGTTTGCGCTATTCTTGTAATTCGACATAAGCGAGTGACCGAGCTGACTAATTATATTTACAACGAGGGCGGTAGGTATATTCAAACCCCGAAGCGTATCCTCTTGAATCTTTAATTTCCTGATTTGAGCCTGCTTGTACTCGATTTCAGCGAGCTTTTTCTGCCCGTCGAGCGTAAAAGCATTCCCTTCCGAATCAACTTCGGCCGCCGGATCGTTGTCTTTCGATGCCTGGCCGCGAGCTGGTTTCGTTATAGATTTGGCCTCGGGCTTAATTTTAGGTTGTTTTTTGGTCTTTTTAGTAACAATATTAGCAACAATTCCGGGGTTTATTGAGGTTCCTTCGGGGGATAGCCCGGCGGCTTCCTGCCATTTTCTTTTGAGGACGGCGTTTTTAAAAACTTGATCGTCGATAAAATCTCCGAGCAACTCTATTTGTTTTCGCTTTATGGCCATGGAAACATGGGCCTGCGATTTCCCGCAAATTTCCGCAAATTGAGTTTTTGTAAATAAAGCCATTTTTACTTTGCGCGTAACTTGTAAGCGTTTCTTAAAATCTCCCTACGTCTTCTACGACCTACCGACTTCAAGACATCCCGAACCGAATTTTTAATATTCAACCCAAGTTGTCGACGAAATCCAACGGATAAATAATAGTAGTAGTAAGAGTTTGTTAACAAAAACAGACCCATTAAAAACCACTTTGAATCGGTTAGGTACGCCGAATAAAAAAAAGAGCAAACGCTTAATATAAAACATATTAGCTGATTGACAAAAGTAAGATAGATAAGAATTTTAAAAGTTGATTTGTCCCCCATTTTAAACCCGATGTTAACTTGTTAAGCGCAAATATAAAAACAAAACCTAACAAACTACTTAACATTGAAAAAAAAAATCAGATAGAAGGTGAAAATCGCGGCCTCGAATCGCT